GTGTTGAAGCTGTACCAAAAAACCGACCACCTTTGCTCAAATTGCACTTTTGGCATAATACTTGCAAATTCTGGTCATTATCAGTCCCACCGAGCCTACGCGGTATTATATGGTCAACGTGTAACTTTCCGTTATCTTGTCCGCATTGTTGGCAACAATAACTATCTCGCTTAAGTATTCGCTGTCTTATCTTTGCCCATTGACTCGACGTTCCATTATCAACAGCTGAAGCCATTAGTGCCACCCCTTGTCTTTGAAGTGTTTCCATGCTAAGCAATAGTCGCCCTTATATCTGTGAGCGATATACCGAATACCCCAATCTATCTGAGTGTATCCGTCTAGATTCTTTAGCTTCTTGTTACGCAGCTGAGGTATTCCATAATGACTACCGTTAACGGCTCGACTATCGAACCTAGACTCTTTCATGTATAGCGCATATGCGCATTGGTATTGCTTATCTTTAACTACTCGACTATGTAAGTATAGCTTGTAGTTATCTTTAGAGCTTATAGAACTAGCCCATGTTGGACTCGGTAGCGCCACCGCAATACATAGTACGCCCGATAGTAAGGCTCGCCGCGAGCTAGCCCCCTGTGGGGCTCTCGTCGAGAGAGTGGAGCGTACCGAGTTAGTCAAATACCGCGCAAGTATGAGCCTATTCTTGGGCGTGTTCAACAGGGTGTGGATAACTTTCCTTATCTGTGGATAACTATTCATCGCACTCATGAGCCTTGTTATAGTCAAATGAACAGTAATAGCAGCCCATGTCGTTACCGCATATCCGACAGGTGTATTTGAACATTATCTCGTTACAGCAAAGAGTTATTTGTGTTCGAAAGCTGACCCGGTAATACTGATTAGCGAACGGCATTATTTATCACCGCCCCAACCAGTACCGCGAAAGATAACCGCTGGAGCTGAGAACACTCGGTTCATTGGGTAGCTGCAACATAACGGCGATAAGTCGCTATTACTCGGTATTGAGTGACTCATCTCTAGCTCACCCCCGCATTGGTCGCACCTGTAAAGGTAACTAGGCATTGACTACTTCACCGCCAACCGATAGATAAGTAAAGTCGCAATTCTGGCAAATGATTTGGGCAATAGGTACGACGCCAGTTAATACCATGACCTTAATGTCCGGTGCTGTTTCGCAGCCGCATTTAATATGCAGACTAGGCATTATCGCTCCCCACTAGGCATACGCCCATAACGCCGCAGACCGTACACTCGAGAGTCTTAACTCCCGGCGGGAGTAAGTCTGTCACTATGCGTTCGACCTGTAACGTTTCGCGTTTACAGCGCCGACACTCAAATTTCAATTTGTCCATAGTTTGACTCCTTTAGATTTTCCATTGAGTTTAGATTATCTTGGCTAACCCACCATGATTCGGTCTTATCATGCTTAAACCTAGATGTCTTAGCTGCTCGAATCGGTATCCAGCCCTTAACGTAATAGGTTGGCGATTCTCCTACCACTAGAACCGCAAGATCGTCGGCTCGATCTCTAGGCTGCAAAATCAAATGACCGTCCAGCCAGCGCGTATGCTTGATTTCAATTCTGTTGCCTATGTCTGCTCGAATTTTAAACTTGTCTAGTTCGATTTTGAAGTCCTTGATTCCAAAGAACTTAGCCGCTGCTATTTCAGCCCCAAACGCCTCAGCTGTACGCTTAATCGAGTCATGTATATTGCCTCTCATAGCTTGGTCATGGAAGTAAAAATTTTCCTCACCTTTAAACTCGCATGTAAACGCGGCTGCTGCCGCTTGAACTTCCTCGTCCCGAGTAAGGGTAATTTTGTTTATTCCCATATCGCACACGTCCGATTATTGTCTGGGCAAACCCAGCCCTTATAAGGCTTTCCAGTTTTTCCGACTCCTTCTTTTCGAATCATGACGCCATGCGTACAGGATCGCCCGGTAAGAATTCCGCCTATTTCGGCAACGGCTTTAGTCATGTCCCATGGATCATAAGAGCCATTAGGTAGCGCTTCACTAGCTGCTGCTGGGGTAGCGACTGGGCGTTCGACGCGCTTCATTTCCTCAAACGACGGGCGATTTTGATTCTCGCTGAATTTGCTTAACCCGCCAGTATGTAAGGCTCGACCTATTGCTGAGGTTGATCCGTTTTCTAGTGGAAAGCGATTAGCGTTTGATCTGATTTCCTCGGCGAAATCTGTCGCGAAAGGTAACTGGTCGGTTACTTCCTTGTAAATGTCAGTCTGGACTATGTAGCGAGTCCCGTCCTGAAACACGATGTTAACGTCGATTCTGCCATTAGGGTATTTAGCCCAGAATTTCTCTATCCGCTCGGCAACCGATTCGTAGCCCTCTAGTGGGATAGCCATTAGTAGCTTCTCACGCGTTCAGTAGCGGCACGAAGTCCAGCGGCTCGACCGCGGTTAAAACCGTCCTTAACGCCCTCTTTGTAACCAATAGTCCAGCCGACTAGAAACCAGCCGATAGACGTAGCGATAACTACCGCCGATAGTTCCAATATAGTAAACATGTTAGCTCCCGATTCCGGGTGCGACTTATTCGCTCCCTAGTTATAGGGTGAACTAAATGTCTGACAATTTCAAGCCTTACGCGTATTTAACGGCGTGTCGAATTGCTTATGAGCAAGCTGTATATTTCATCGACCCGAGCTTCAAGTCGGGAAACCTGATCCTTAACGCTTGATCCGGAATTAGGTTTCAGTTCGCTTAGGTAATATTTAACTAGGTGTCTGATAACAGTAAAGAACGCCGCTGTGAGCGTGACCATAGCCACGCCCATAGCAGCCCAGTCGTTAGCGTTCACTCTTTTGAGCGCCGAACGTAACGTCCTTAGGATTCAGGTAACGCATTAGAAGTGGAACGACGCCAGCGAGAAACCCGTAAGCCAATTTCTTGGGATCGGTTTCGCCTGTCATGTAAACGGCTAACGCTCCTGCGAGCGCTGATCGTCCATAACTAGCAGCCATAGCCTTTAGCTCTTTCATTACTTTTCTCCTAACCCTAGAGCCTTGATTAGCTCTAAGACTTTTCGTGGGCTTACGTTGATTTCAAAGTGCATTTCGTCGGCACGATTTTTGTAATCGCCGCCCCAGAATAAACCGTACTTCTTGGCTAGTGCGCGAATCATTGGAACTTTCTCAGCTGGAAACGTGCCCACCTTTCCGAGAACGTGTTTAGTAGCGTTAAGGTCGATCGCTGTTCCGGACGCGTGATTGCTCAGCTTGTCCGTCGTACCTCTAACCATGCGAAACGCGTAGCCCCAGTCGTCGAGCTGTCCACCGTCTAGCGGCTCGATTAGCTCGTTGAACTCTTTACAGAATCCGACGATCAACGGTGCGACAGCTTCGGCGCAACGAATCTTGAGAGTCGTCCCCGGTATCGCGTAGGACTTGATTCCAATTTCGGCTTGATCCTTTGAAGCCGTCCACCCGTTATAGCTGGTTAGTTTCATGACAACAATAGAACGGCTTCCTCGGCTGTGATTCCGAGTTTAGTTAATAGAGCCGCTTTAGCGTCTTGAACTTCTTTTAATGCTGCCGCTGTCTTTGCTGGTATCTTTTCGATTTCCGTTTCTATTGCTTCTAACGTTGGCGGTGTTCCTTCTGATAACCAAATTAGATCGGCGTAATCGTCGCCAGATAAAGTCCACTCAGCATTTGGAACTAGATTTTTTAGGGCTTTGATAATTAGTTCGTGAGTCATGGTGTCACTTCCATTAGAGTAATCGCGGCATTTCCGTTTAGGGTAAAGGTGCCGTTATCGGCTTTGTATTGAATTTTATAAGTTGTCGCCGATGTCGTTGCTGGACTGTCAATATATGAAAGACCTAAGCTTCCAAACATTTCATAAATTAAAGTTCCGCCACTACCGCCGCCAACATAAAATCCGACGGGAGTTGCTTCATTTTGAATTGCTGACGCACCTCTAAATAATTTAACTCGCCCATATTTAGTACCGCCGTCAGTTGTTTCAGTTCTTGTTCCGGCAACAGTAACTAAAACCAAAATCTTATTTGACGCCGAAGTTGGAGTTATTGCAAGCGTTATTGTGCTATCGACGAAAGTTGATGATGTTGTTGATTGCGAAGCTGTAATGTTTGCGCTCTTAACCTGTACGACAGACGAGCTTGGTAAAGTTTTCCACTCGGGAGCCGTTGCGCCTGAATTGACCGCTAACACTTGATTAGCTGTACCAATTCCTAAACGTGTTGGAACTGTTGCGTTTCGATAAATAATGTCGCCCGCTGTGGTAACTGTTGACTTAGCGATCGCACCGTCGGCTAAGTCGTAAGCCGCTTTAGTTGCTGTTGGTGTTGACGCTAGAACGCTCGAAGTCGTCGAAGTTGAATCGCTAAGCTGCACCGCACCAACCACGCTAGTCGTAGCAGCGTTAATTCCGATAGTTACAGCACCAGAGCTGCCGCCACCTGTAATTGGGCTAGTTACGTTAACGGCTGTTATGTCGCCGACGTCATTAGTGATCCATGCAAAATCCATGTTGCTATTTGACGCCTTAGCCAAAATTTGACCAGTAGTGCCGCCTAGTAAATCAGCCATTGACGTATCGACCGCCTGACCAAATACCTCAAAATCAGCTGGTAAGTCGGTAACTAAGTCCGTCGGCGTTGGCATTTGCCAATTAAAGTTACTTGTTGGATTTGTCATTTATTCTCCTTATGCCACGACCAACGCAGTTTCCCACGTCAGCGATCCGGTTATAGTATTCCACGATTCCGCGATAGGAACTTGCTCCCACTTCAGAGCTTGAAGCGAATAACTTATCGGCGAAAGATTAAGAGTTACAGCGATTTCATTATAGGCAGCCTTGAACGTCCAGCCCTCGACAAATCCTAGAAACGTACCCGCCGCCATGTTTGGCGGTAAGTCGCTAATTCGCAGCGGTAATCCCATAAATACTTTAATTAGCGAATCGCGATCGGCGTCGTCTAGCTCTGGATTTGTAAGCTGATAAGTGATCGACGTGAAGTTCGCTTGAGGTGTTGCTCTTAAAGTTAGGTAAAAATCGGCTTGATCTTGCGCGTCGGTTGCTTTATCGAGTGTGGTCGTGATGATCTGGGCTAGGCGACCGTATTGCTCGACCGATCCAATATCCTCGGCGCTTACTTCACTAGAGCCGTTAGCCTTATATTTAATGGTTATGTCATTACGAACGTCGCCAGCTCTAGTCTGAATCTTGAGCCCGTTGAATAGCGCCTGATTAGCTGTTAAGTCTGTGTAGCCGTTAGTGGCTAGTTCGATTGACCTATGAGTGGAATCGGCGTAGCTGATGAGCCCGCTCGCGTCCTCATATATGTAACCCAGTCCGCTAGTGGCTAGCGCTGAAACCAGCGAATAAACGTCCGTTCGATTTGATGATCTGGCGGCTAGCTCGTAATTGCCCGGACGATCAATTTCACCTAATCCCACGTTAGCAGCTGTTGCCCATGTTTCGGTCGGATTGTAGTTTTGCCATTGTTCGGCTGCTGGAACTTCGCCCCAGTTGTTTAAAAGCAAATCCTGTAAAATTTCCCAGATTTGATCGCCGTCGAAATCCTTAGCCAGAATTCCGTCGGTTAGCGCTTTAGGCAAGCGGCTTAGGGCTCCTAGAGCTGTAATGTTAAGGGTTTGATTTATTGCGACGTTACCAGCTGTCGAAACTTCGATTCCGAAATCGACGACTGTACCGCCAAAAATTGGCACGAACGTATTAGTCGAATCCTTTAGCTCGATTGAAACTGAGTCGTTTATGTTTATGTTAACGATCGCTTGATTAAGATTTATAAGCTGTAAATTACAATAGCCCGCTTGCGCTTGCTGATAGATATTATCTCGACCGCTGGCGATCGTTAGATTTGCTAAAACGTACGTCGTATATTCGACGCCCTGAATCTTTACGCGCCAAATTGGATTGAATACGGTCATATTGCTAACGCCCTAGCGCCATTAGTTCCGCGATAGAAACTATCGTTTAGAGTGTTGACGATTGTTCGAGCTGTACCCTCGGAGTCAATCGCTCCGGATACGTTCACGTTAATAGTCGTCGGCGGTGTAAGTCCCGCTTCACGTTGACGGATTGCGAACATGCGCTCGCCGACGTCGGTTCCGACTGGTACGACTGGCGGGATAAATCCTGATTCCCTCTGGCGGATCGCGAACATGGCTTCGCCGATGTTGCCAGTAGTTCCGCCTAAGCCCGCTGCCAATTCGTCAACGGCGGCGGTCGTCACAGTTTTTGCAGCTGCTTTAGTGGCTTCCGCTGTTATTGCTGCCGTCTGTTTTGCGACTTCCTTGGCTACGTCGCCCACTTCTTTTTTAATTTCATCTTTGACGGCTTTAGCTGCTGCTGGAGTAACAGTCTCAGTTTTGGCGCCTTTGGTTAAAATAATGGTTGGAATTTCAGCTATATCTTTACCGCCGAATAAATTGTTTACAGCGTTATACGCTTTAATGAGCAAATTAACGGCGCTAATCGCTAAGTTAATTCCAGCGACAACGCCTGAAATAGCAAGGCTCACGCCGTCAATAATTAATCCGACGCCTTTAAACGCAAGCCCCAAAGTCGTGCCGATGATTGGCGCTAAGATTTTTGCAGCTCCACCGATTACTCCGATGACCGCTCCTAAAAATGTAAATACCGCGTTATTGTCCTCAATAAATCCTTTTAACTTTTTAAATACTGTATTTAATCCTTCAATAACTGGAGTTAAGGTAGCCTTGAAAATTGGGACTAAATAATCCTGAACGAATCCCCAGAGAGCTTTGATCGCTGGAAGTAAAGTAACGCTAAGTAAACTAGCGTAGCTTGTAAATAGTGGAACGATGTTTTTTGTGAAGTAGTCCCAAAGCTCGGTGAATACCGGAATTACTGAATCCTTTACAAAGTCAGTTATATCTTTGAAAATTGGCGACAATCCCGTTCCAATTTTGTCGGACAGATTGCTAATTGTTGGAACTACTTTTTCTACAATAAGTGTAACGAGTGGAGTTATGGCGTCGAGTACGAATCCGCCTATCGTTTCCTTGCCCTCGTCGAACGCAATTTTTAAACGATCCATTTTGCCGCTAAAGGTTTCAGCTCTTTGAGAAGCAAAACCACCAAAGTTTTCCGCGAGTGCTTTCGTAATTTCGTTCATGTCGCCGGATTTAAGTATGTTTGAATCTATACCTAAACCTAACTTTCCAAGTGCAGCGGCGTTGCCGTCGTAAGCTTTACCTAGTGCGTTGGCTACGGTTTCTAGCGGTTTGCCGGTAGCGGTAGAAATATCTAAGGCTATATTTAAAAGTTTCTGACTTTCCTCGACGTCTTTCGTGCTTCGGGATAATCTTTCAAAGGCTGGACGTAAAACGTCGTCCGTAATGCCTTTAGATAATGACGTTTGAGTAATGTAGCTCTCTACGGCTGCGATTTGTGCGTCGGTTGCCTTAGTTGTATTCTGTAAAGTTAAAGCTAAGTTTTTCTGAGCTTCTTCATCGGCTATTGCGTTTTTTGTAGCTTCGACCAGCGCCGTTCCAGCATAGGCAAGCGCCGCCGCTCCAGCTGCCGCAAACGCTATTCCAGCACCCTTTGCAAAACTTCCTAGCTTTGTACCGAACCCGTCGGTAGTATCGCCCGCGTCCGCAAGTCCTTTTTTAAGGTTATCGACGTCCGCAAGGATCGAGAGCTTAAGCGTTCTTGATCCGGTAGCCATTAGTCGAACCTCTTAACTATGTCATTAAATGCTTTTTCCCACTCAGTTATTAAGTAGCTTTGCTCAGCTCTTAAAGTTGGATAAATAAAATAGCCCGTCGAACCTCGCCCGGTTGATCCCGACCAGATCGGGAATTGCTTAAATTTATTCGATCCAAATTCTGAGCCGCCCCAAAGTTGTTGAGTAGTAGCGCCGCCGCTAAATTTCTGAGCTGCAAAACCAAAACCGATTTCGCCAATTTTGGACGACTTACTAACTCGAGAGCCCTCAGCAATTCGACTAGCTACTGGAGCCGAATTTAATTGACCAGCTGCCGAGATAACTTTGCCCTGTAAATAACTGGCAAGCGCTCCCGATTGAGTTTTAGCTTGATCGAGAGCTTCCGCGTCCATGGCTTTAAACGCCCCAGTAATGGCGCGAAGTTCGGCTTTGTCGTACTGGACGACTTCCTTACTTTCCGCCATTTCGCTTCTCCATTATCTCGAGCGCTGTCAATATATCCGCCGCGTCAACCCACTCACTCATTGGAATTCCCGTTGCGATTGAGAGTTCTACAATTAAGTAGCTTAGGCTTCCTCGGCTGTGGCTTTTGGGGCGTCGGATTCTCCGACCGTAATATCGACCACCGTATCGCACCAAATTTCATAAGGCTTTACGGGCTTACCCGCTGCCTCACGTCTTAAAGCGTTCCACGCTAGAAACATTAGATCGGAAATTCCGATTTTATCCTGAGCCTGTTGAATTGTGTATCCGGTTTTTTGTTCCCACTTTGCGAACTCAGGTGGCTGAGCTGTTGTTGTAGTAACTTTACCGTCGTTCGTTTCGATCTGTATTTGTAGTTTCATGCTCCCGATTTCTTTTCTTTAGAGTGTTGGAGTTGTCACGCATGTAAAGCTGAGTGAAACTGTTTGCGCGTCTGGAGCTGTTCCGCCGGCGCTTGGGAAAATTGGCTGTACGTCAAAGTTAAATACTGATCCGCTCGCAGCTGTGAAAACGACCGCTAGTGGTGTATTTGGTGCGCTGTCAGCCGCGTTCCATAGTGAGTTGCAAAGTGACCCGCCAGCTGTCCAGTCCGCGAGCATTTCGACCGCGAAAGTTCCTTGGGTGTCAGTAGTGTAATAAGCCTTACCGTCTAGCGTTTGGTAAGTGTTGATCGTTGACTCGATTGTTAGAGTCGCGCTTGTTGCTTGAGCGTCGTATGTATCACCGTCAATGGTGAAAGTGATATCGCGCCCAGTTACGATTGTTGTTGGCATTTGTTCTCCTAGTTTTCTTGCTTGTAGTAAGTGGAAACGTCAATATCCGAAATAAGTAAATTACTCGAACCTAACGTTACGATCGACGGACGCGATACGTCGCCGACGATGTATCCCGACGGAATAGCCGCGAGAATCTGTATAACTAGCTTCTCGAGATTATCGAGAGCGCCCGCGTTGTTGTTATACGCGACGGCGGCTGAGATTGTAAAGTTAACTTTTAATTGAATCGAGCTGTTAATCAAAGTCGTTTCCAAATACGGAGTACCGGGCACGATGATCGCAGCGGGCGGGATTACCGCTTCGGGTACTGATTCATAGACCGACGCGGTTACGCCAGCGAGAGCGGTCGCTAGTGGCGCGCGAACGTTAGCTTGAATTGATGTTGGCATTTATTGACCCATAGTTTCGACGTCAATAAACGGAGCTAATAATCCGATTACGCGATTTTGTAATGAGCGACCGAGTACGAACGGCGACGGTTGAAAATCAACCTGAGCCGAAGTATTGCCCGGAGCTGTGATTGACTGGAAAACTTCAACGGCTACGACTAACAGCGCCGACTTTACAGGCGCTACGGTTGAATATAAGTCCTCAGCTGTTGAGCCATTAAGTACGGCTAATCCAGCGGGTATCTTTGGCGTAAAAATTTGATCCGGTGCGGCTGTTGCTGTCGTAAATATGTAAGGCGCGATTCGATGATCGTTAACCGTAACGGTCAGATCAAACGCAGCTCCGCAGCCTGAAATGATTACAGCTTGACCCGGTACGAAATAGTTAATCCGTTGAGTCGTGTAAAACGCCATGCCGTCTTTGACTTCGATCCCTGTAATCGCTGACTGATAACCAGTTAGCAACGGCAAAATAGCGCCCTCAGCGCTTGCGATCATAAGATCGAGATATGCGTCAGGGTAAAGAGAATCGCTAACGCCTAAGACGGCACGAAGTTCGTCCGCGGTAATAATTGGCATTAGCGATCCTCTCTAGATTCTGCTCGGTCGCCTCGGGAGCGAAACGACCGATGTTTATTTATTTAGAATCAAACCTGATTCCAGCATGCGCCAAATGGAATCTTTGGAGCGATTGCGGCGTAACCATAATACAAAATGTCCACGGTTCCGTCGGAGTTGATGTTTGTACGCAGCTCAAAACGTGGGCTCTCGTACCATGTCCATGCGTCAGGGTTGATAACTACCATTGAGTTATCGCCGACTGATGTAGTGGCTCCAGCGTTTCCGATTGAACGTGAAACGAATAGATTTAAGCCCGGTGAAACTACGCCGCGAAGTGAATCGCCGCGAACGTTTCCTGCTTGATTGCTTGGCTGTGCCGCATTGTAAAGCGGTGTGCCATTGTCGTTATAGCCCATGATGTTAGTCCATTGTCCCGGGCTAACTACTAAGTTACGAGCAAAACCGAGTGATGATGAATAAACAGCACCCGCAGCTTGTGAAGTGAAACCTAAGAATCCGGTAGCTGAGTTAGCGTTAACGCCTGTTGATTGACCAGCGCCCACGATTGTACCTGTTGCGAATTCGTCTGTGACCTTAGCGTAAGCAAATTCCAAATTCTGAAGTAACGCTGTTAGGTAGCTTGGGTCTGAACGGTCGATAAGTTCGATCGTTGAAATTGCGCGTCCCTTGAAAGAGTTAACTGGAACTGAAATGTAAGTCGCGGTTAATTGTGACTCTGTGATTGGGTCGTTCTCGTCGATATTGCTAACGGTTGGAACGCCGGTGACCTTAGGCAGCTCGAAAGTCATACCAGTAGCACTAAGCGCTTCGCGAGATAGCGCGTCAATCATGCCGCGATCTGCATTAGCTAGTGCGTTGATTACTGTGCGGCTTTGTGGTGTTGGAACCATGCCCGGAGCTGTTGAAGTGGTGTTATCAGCAGCTTTAACATATTGGCGAGCGTCCTCATCGTGTAAAACTGACGCCTTGAGTGAAT